AGGCTGCCAACTAACGATAAGTTTTGATACTGCCTGATTATTTATCTCGACTATCTTTTCTTCAGCTTGTAAAGCAGCAGGAGGATCTTTTGGTAAATTCAGTACCGATACTGTTCTTGTTGGTAAAGTTGCTCCATCTTCAATAAATGCGTACTTTTCATTTACATAAGATAAAGCTGTAATTGTATAATTTACACTGTCCTGTTCTTGAACATTTAACACTCTAAATTTTTGAGCTTGAACTGTATCATCTTGCAACAGCCAAACTGTATTGGCATTTGGAGTTTGAGAAAAAGCAGAGGATACTGTTACAACCGCACCTGAGACACCTGATACTGACTTGGTTTCAACAGTTCCATCGGGTAATATGACGCTTAATGTCGGATTATTTGTAGTTGGTAGATCGGTTGCAGCAGAATCATCTACAGTTACCTGGGTAGTTGTGGCAGAACTAACTCTTCCACCTCTGCGAACTCCTGATCTTACAGGATCTGCTATTTCTATAACAGCACCAGGTCGAACCACCACACCAGAATCTATTGATGTTGTAAAAGCACAGACCTCAGATTCATTATTTTCTGAAAAAACGATTGCTTTCGCCAATCTTCTAGCTTGGCCTCGGCTGGTACACGCAAATGCTTTTACTTGCTTGATAACTACCCCTATCTTAGAAATTAAATCAGCATCTTCATAAACCTCAAAATCTACTTCTTTACTATCCATATTGAAGTAAGAAACAGACACTACGCTATGTCTTGTTTTTAAACTACTGCCTGAGTAACTAAATCCAGCATCAGTTACGTTAGATAAATTGAATAGATAACTGGCATCTGTTGGCTTGTCCTGTGTAATTGTTACCGATCCAGCAGACCAGATGGGCATACATCGCATTACTCCAGCAAGTTCATTTATCAAAGTAAATGCTTCTTGAAGATTTTGAATATTTACATTACAACTGAATCTGGCTTCCTGTCCTCCTAACCCATCTGATACTAGAGTGTTTGCAAACTTACTTGCATTTACAAAGGAAAATAAATCAAGACTGCTATCTGTTATATGATTGCCGAATCCATATCTAGTGTCTGTAAGAAGATCAAGTAACACCATGCTTGGGCACGAGCACCATTGAGCAGCACCCATAACTCCATTAAAAATATAGCCATCAGGATAAACAATACGACCAGTTGCACTGTCCACACTTGGAGTACCAGAGCTATTTGCACCAGCACCAGGAATCCTTACTTTTACTCCTCTAACACGATATTTTCTACTAGGTATTGATTGGAATTGCATAGAATCCAATCGAATAGAAGCATAGGCACTATTGGCATAAGTACTGGCATCGTCAATTATTTCGCCAAAACTTGTCCACAAAAATGAATCAATAAGGCTTGAACTTGTGCTATCTGCTGTAACTCGGCTAACTCTTATATCTACTGGAAATGCACCAGTAAGATTCACTCTATAATCTCTTTGGTAAGCATCAGCAGTTCTACCTGTAACTGTGTCACTAATGACATCGGTAAAACCACCAGAATTATATTGAACTGAAATTTTCAAAGATACAGACGATCCAAGTAAATCTCCTTTATCTGTTGCTTTTTGTAGTTGGGGAAAAGTTACTGTTACGTTTACTGCATCTACATTTGAATTTGTTATCTGTCTTGTAACTGGTGTGGAGGCAGTAACAGTTACTCCAACCGATGTTACAGAAGAACTACTTTCAACACCTGGTATTTTTGTCTGGTTTGATGTTCCAAATCTGGGAGTAAAGTTTATGTCTTGAAAATTAAAATCAGTGGAACTAGGACTAGCTGAATTAGCTGTAGATTTTAAAACAGGAGTATCGTTTAGAAATACATCTTTTAACGCAGCATTGTTATATGCAGTAGTTCCCTGTGTTCTTCCCTCTTTTGAGGCACTGGCAAATCCCTCAATTTCTCCTTCAGAAATTAAGTCGAGAATAGTGGAAAACTGCCTACTATGTAAATTATCGGGTGTTCTAGTTGGTTGAGGAGGAGGTGGAGGACTTCTTCTACCACCACCAGAACCTTGAATAACTTTAGGTTTTGTCATGCCTGTACCTGTTGAGTGTCGATTGAACCACTGATGACCACCGATCCAGTTATGATTTCTCCGTAACAGATTGGAACGGGAGTTCCAGCCCTTGAGGTGTTTTGAGTCCCAGAAAAGTTGTATGACAGTCTTGGATCTTCCTCACTATTAAAGTCTCTTTTTTGAGGTAAAGGAGTAAGCATTTCAGATACCCCCATCAAGGTTAAACCTATTCCGATGTTTCCAAGAGTTGCAGCAAGACTAAACTTTCCTGCCACTGTAGATCCAAAACCCTGTAATCCAAAAGTTAAAGAACTGCCTCCTGTTGCAACAGCAATACCAATCAAAGCTACCCCTAATAAAACTTTACCCACTCCTCTTCCAGCACCACTGATAACTGGAATGAAATGTATATCTTCTTTTTGCCCAATAGGGTAATGTAATTCATCTTCGCCTACTTCATAATTACCCACTTTTACTTGATAATATTTTGGAGACATATACTTTTCTATCTCAGGAAAATTATTTATTAAAAAACTTACTGCTCTACTGATACTGTCTACTTTTACTTCAAACTCTTTATGGCCTACAAATTTAGCGAGTTCTCCATATAATTTTACTTTACGCAACATAACGATACCTCCCTCCTGTGCATTTCAGTAGCCATTGAGAATAAG